TATATCGGAAATACACCATGTAAGCATTGTGGTAGTTGTGAGAAATACGTAAGTTCTTATAACTGTGCTCCGTGTTCTATAAAATCTGGTTTGGAAAAACTTAATAATAAAGAGTTGATGAAACCTTATAGGACAAAAGAAAAACAAAATAATAAAACTTATAGATATAGATCTAAAAAGTTTGGTGAGACGCCAATCCTAACACCCGAAGAACATCAACGTATATTGCTCATTTACAAAGAATGTGGTAGAATTACAGAAGAGACAGGTGTTCTTCATCATGTTGACCACATCCATCCAATCTCAAAAGGTGGTAAATATCACCCAGATAATTTGCAAATTTTGACTGCTACTGAAAATATCCGTAAAGGAAACAAATTATTATGAAAATCGGAATTTTTACGGACAGCCATTTCGGTGCGAGAAAATCATCAAAACATTTTCAAGATTACTTTGAGTTATTTTATAAAAATATATTCTTTCCTAAATTAGAAGAATTAGGTATTGATACTGTTATTCATTTGGGGGACGCTTTTGATACTCGTAAATCTATTGATTTTGGTGGACTAGAATGGACGCAAAGAGTGGTTTTAGAACCACTAAGAAAATATGATGTTCATCTGATTACTGGTAATCACGATTGTAGTTTACGTAATACCAATCGCATAAATTCTCCAGATTTGTTATTGAAGGAATATTCAAATATAAAAGTTTATTCCGAACCAATTGAAGTTATTATAGATAAACTTCCAATTCTTTTTCTTCCCTGGATTAATTCAGAAAATGAAAAGGAATCAATGGATTTAATTCAAAAAACTAAAGTAGATATTGCTATGGGTCATTTGGAATTAAATGGATTTATGGCTCATAAAGGACATACGATGGTTGATGGTAGAGAGCCAGCTATATTCAATAAATTTAAAAAAGTTTTCTCCGGACATTATCATACTCGTTCAGATAATGGGACTATTTTTTATCTCGGAAATACTTATGAGATGTTTTTTAATGACGTTGGTGATACAAGAGGATTTACCATTTTTGATACTGATACTCTAGAACATTATCACGTAAATAATCCATATTCAATGTTTCATCATTTGTACTATGATGATACTCCTTATCAAATAATAAATTTCTCTAAGTATTCTGGTAAGATAGTGAAAGTTATAGTTAGAAAGAAATCAAATGTTAAGCAATTTGAAAAATATATTGAGAAATTATATGAGGCTAATGTTTATGAACTGAAGATAGTTGAGAATTTCTTGATTGATGAGTCTGAGAATTTTGAGGCATTTGAGTCCGAAAATACAATGGACATTCTAAATCGTTATATTGAAGAATCTGATATTGATTTGGATAAATCAAAGATTCAGAATTTGATGAATTTGGTATATCAAGAAGCCTGTGAGTTGGTGTGATGTTCTTAATTACCATAGATGGTTCAGAAGAGGGGGGGGCATTTTCAGTTACAAATTCTGATGATGAAAAGATTATATACATTTTTCAAGAAGAGGATGATGCCGTTAGATACGCTATAATGTTGGAAGATTTGGGATATCCAGAAACTCACGTAATAGAATATGATTCGGAGTTACTGATTAAAACTTGTGAAATAACTGGAAATAAGTACACTGTTATTACTCCTCACGATATGGTTATTCCTCGTGAGAATTTTGTCGTTTTATAGAATTCATTATGATTACATTTCATAAAATTAGTGGTAAGAATTTTTTATCGGTTGGTAATCATCCAATTGAATTTCAGTTGGATAAGAACCATACTACTTGTCTAGTGGGTAAAAATTCTCACGGCAAATCTATCATATGTGACCTAATAACCTTTGGATTATTTGGTAAACCTTATAGACCTATCAATAAACCACAATTAGTTAATTCAATTAATGAGAAGGATTGTTTAGTTGAATTGGAACTTTCTGTGGGGACAACAAAATGGAAGGTGTGTAGAGGAATAAAGCCAAATATTTTTGAAATATATCGTGATGGTAAGTTATTAGACCAAAATTCATCAACTGTTGACCAACAGAAGTGGTTTGAACAATCAGTTCTAAAGATGACTTATAAATCATTTACTCAGATTGCGATTCTTGGAACTAGTAATTTTATTCCTTTTATGCAATTATCATCTGCCAATAGAAGAGAGGTCATTGAAGATTTATTAGATATTAAGATATTCTCATCAATGAATATTGTAGTTAAGGATAAGATTAGACAACTTAAAGTTGAATTGCAATCTTTAGAACAACAGAAAGAGTCATTATCTGATAAAGTTAAGATGCAAAAAAACTTTATTGATGAAATTGAGAAGAGAGGCAAGGATAATATTCAGACCAAAAAAGATAAAATATTATCCTTAATTAATCAAGAGACTTCTTGTGGTGATGAAAATAAAGTAACAACAGAAAAATTAGAGGAATTAAATTTAAATCTTGGACAATTTGTTGGTGCTTCTAGCAAATTGAAAAAACTTGGAAATCTCAGAGGTAAATTGTCCCAAAAGATTTCATCCATAGGTAAAGATTATAAGTTTTTTAATGAGAATACGGTTTGTCCAACCTGTACCCAAGAATTGAAAGATGAATTTAGGCAATCTAAAATTGATGAATTTCAGAGTATTTCAGTGGAATTAGAAGCGGCATATAAGGAACTTGAGTCTACTATCAATGAAGAGGAGAAGAGAGAGAATATATTCTCTCAATTATCTAAGGAGATTGTATCTCTTACTCATGACATATCAAAGAATAATACTAAGATTTCTCAGTATCATTCTCAGATTAAAGATATACAATCTGAAATTTTAATAATTGAGGACCAGATTCAGAATCGTAATGTAGAACACGATAAATTAGAACAATTTATTTTGAATTTTAAACAAGCCAAGACTGAATTACTTAATAAAAAAGAACAATCTCAGTATTATGAATTCTCATATAATTTATTGAAGGATGGTGGAGTTAAATCTAGGATTATTAAAAAGTATCTACCATTGATTAATCAACAGGTTAATAGATATTTGCATATGATGGATTTATATATTAATTTTACATTAGATGAAGAATTTAATGAGAAGATATGCTCTCCGATATATGAAAATTTTTCTTATAACTCTTTTTCTGAAGGACAGAAAGCTCGTATAAATTTGGCACTGTTATTCTCCTGGAGAGAAATTGCTAAAATAAAGAATTCTACAAATGTTTCCTTATTAATTTTTGATGAGGTGTTTGATGGGTCATTGGATTCTTCTGGTACAGATGATTTCCTTAATATTATTCGTAATGTAATTACAGATGCTAATGTATTCGTTATTTCCCATAAGGAAGGAATACAAGATAAGTTTGATAATGTTATTACGTTTGAGAAGAAGGGTAACTTTACTCATAAGACAGAGAATCAACTAAATAATTAAAAAATGATTACCCCAAATTGGAAACATCATTCTAAAAAAGACCAGAAGAGACATCTTAAGCCACAAGCATTAAGACAAGCTAAAAAGCGAGCTAAAAATTTTATAAACAAACTCAAGAAGCGTCCCGAAAAAGGACGCTTTTTTAATATGTGCCAATTTTTAAACTGTCTATTTCATTAGTGACAATGGTGATTTCCTTGTATAATGGGTTCAATTGAAACTTTAATGTGTCTGTAAATCACGAAATTCATGGAAATCTTGCTAGGCTTTTAGCAACTGAGGATCTTTTAGTTGAGCATAAGAATGTAGATACTGCATCATTTGATGTAGAAAATCGGATTCTTACTCTTCCTATTTGGGAAAATGTTTCTGAGAATGTATATCAGCTTCTACTTCTACACGAGGCAAGTCATGCTAATTATACACCAAATGATGACTGGAGGGAACTCACTAAGGTTCCGATGTCATTTCTGAATATTACTGAGGATGCTCGTATTGAAAAGTTATGTAAGCGACGATATCCAGGTTCTGCCAAGATTTTTTATAGTGGATATAAGGAGCTGCTTGATAAAGATTTCTTTATGATTGGAGATGATGATGTATCATCATATAATTTAGCTGACCGTATCAATATCTGCTGCAAAGTTGGTAGTTGTATTGATATCGTATTTAATGAACAAGAAAAGGTTATTTTGAAGGCTGTTGAGAGTTCTGAAACCTTTGCTGATGCAATAAAAGCCGCTGAACTTCTTTATGCGTATTGTAAGGAGGAGGCTATTAAAATACGTGGTAATGCCACATCCGATGGTTCTAATGGTTCTAATGGTTCTAATGGGGCTGATGGTTCTA